TCTGACTTCACAGCTTCAATTCTCTTTTGGAACTCGGTCTGCTTACGCACCTGTTCCTCCTGAGCCCTGCGAGCCATCTCTGCTACTTCACGTTCCCGCAGCTTCTTGTCGGTCGTCCACTCGGCCAGAGCCTCAGCGTATTCCAAGGCGTCATTGAACTGGCTCGGATCGGGTTTGGGATCAGGGTCGCTAGGTTCCTTTTGAGGGGAAACTTTAGACTCCAGCTCCTTTAGCCGATTCTCCAGCTCTAACCGCGCTTGGCGCTCCCGATCCGCTTCTTGGCGGGCCAGTTCACGCTGTTTGGTCAGTTCCGAAAACCGCTTTTCAAGTTTCGGGTTTTGCTTCTTCTCACCTGTCGCAACCTCGCCCTCGTTAGTCGGTTCACTCGCCTCTTGCTCGACTACCGGCTCCGCTTCTGCGGCCTCAGTAGGAGCCCCGTTGGGCGCTAAACCTATTTTCTTTAACGAAAACTCGGCTAAATTCTCACTCGTTACTACCATAGCCGCCTGTTTCCGGGCTGGCTCCTGCGCTACTTCTTGCGCTACTTCAGACATGGATCACTCCAAGAATAAACCCGATGAACCCATCGGTAGGTAATATCTATTAAAAACTGTTTCTTGATAGGTGTCAATTATCCCAATCCGGCAATCTGCCGCTGTTGTTGGATAAACGGGTTCTCGGTCTGATTTACCTCCCGTTCGGCAAAGCTCGCCACTTGAGCCTGCTCCATGTCTTTTTCCCTGATGGCCTGCTGGAGCTGGCTGGTGTCCATGCGCTTCAGAAGCATTTTCGTGATGGCGTCCAGCTCGGCCTTATCCTGCGAGGTCTTGGTCGCAAGGATCTGCTGGTTGACCTTGGCCTCGTTGATCGTGTCGGTGTTGTACGCCCTAGAGGTCACATCCATGAGCTTGCGCTTGGTCTCGCCTTCCTGACGGATGGCCTCAACGTCCCCACGGTACTGCTTCTCTAGTTGCATCGCCGCAATCATCTGTTGCATATCCGCAATCTGCTTCTCGGCCTGCATGAGCTTCATCTGAACCTCTGGCGGGATTTCGCTCTTCTCATCAATCTGAGCCAAAGGATTGACCGCAGCTAAACGGTCTGCAATCACCTCAGCTCCGGGAAAGTCCATGTTCCTAAAGACTAGGTCGCCCGCAAGATTAAAGAGCTCCTGATTGGTCGCAATCATCGGCATCATGGCCTCGACAGCCTCCTGACGCTTGGACTGATATCCCGGGCCGGTGTCCATGTAGACGTCATACTCACCGACAGTAACGTCATTCAAAATCTTCTCAACGCCCATTTCATCAGGGACTCGCTGGTTAATTGTTACCATTTCTGGTTTGCCATCGTAGCCAATAATCCGCATAACCCGCTCGCGGTCGTAAATCTTCGGAATCAGATCCAAAATGATCCGTCCGGTGTGCTTCATGGATCGGGTCAAGTTGTCAAAGAAATGGAAGTTGGTCATATCGACCTGCATCTGCTGGCCGCGAATAGCCTTTCCAGACTGATTCCCTTGGGGGAGCTGAGAGGGGTCGTAAATGCCTACGACCGACTGTAAGTCCTTATCGATTGCCATCGCCGCAGAAATAACCCCGGCTGGCGGCGGCTCCGGCTGAAGTCGTTGAGGCGCGGGAGCCTCTTTACCGTTGATGTCCGTCTGCTTGTAGCGCAGAACTGGCATCGACTTGATATTGGCCTGCGCCCACTCATTTTCATGCCCTTCGTCCTGACCCTCGGCCATGAGCCACTTGGCCTTCGGAGCCAAGGCTATGCTCTCGGTCAGGCTGGTCTGCCAATAGTTATACATCCGCTGGGCGTCCTTGGCGTTTCGCACTAGCCCATACTTCTTGCGCTTATCCTCAACGGTCAGCATCTGGCCATAGACCGGAACGACCGGGATGTAGCGTCCAGCCCAAGTCCGCTCCTCTAGGATTTCCAGACCTGTGAGCTTGCACCACTTGATCTCCCGGCGCATTGTGTCGCGTTCGCCTACGACCATAATGCCTGCCGCAGCCATAATTTCCGGGCTGGGCGCCTCGTCCTTGTAGACCTTTGTCCCATCGGACAGCAGTAGTAACTTGGTCTTTTTGCGCTCAACGTAGAAGTATTCAGCTACCCGGATGTCCTCCTTCTGAACCCAATCGGGGTCAAAGTCGCCCGTCCCGCGCTGGTTAAAGTCGCCACCCGAGTCCGCATTGGGGTACTGCTTCTCAAAGTCAGCCTTACTCATAAGTTGGGTGATTAAGACCTTCTCGGCGTCTGATCCATCCGGCTGGACTGAGTTGGGGTCAAAATAGACCGAAAACGGGTTATCGATGGGTCTTAGGTAGATTTCCTGATCAAAGCTGTCGTCCCGCACATAATCCGTTACGACCCGCCAGTAGCCCCAGCCGATCCTGACCGCATACTCACCGGCGGTGTCATAGGCTGTATCCGCGTCAGAATTGACCTCGATGTGCTTAAAGATCCCCGTCAGGATGTCCGCAACCTTAGCGTTAGCCTCAGAGTTCATGGAATGCGCCCGCATCCGGGGTCTGGACTGTCTCATTCCGTTGACAATCTGCCTGACGTAGGCGTCCAGCTTATTGATCGTCAGACACGGCCTAGCCTCAAGGTGGCGGGAGTTTTGAACCTCAATCGGCCATTGGTTACCGGCTGAGAACCGTAAGTCATCAAGACCCTGTTGCCTGTTCTCGGTGTCGGCCTCGTTGGAGAACTTCAGGAAGTCGATTGCCTCCTGAATCCGCGAGTCTGCTGGGATTGCGCTGGGTACGTCTACTTTTGCCATGTTTTAGCCCATCCATGATCCCGGGATCTGGTAGACCGGCTTCTTTGGCCCAGACTTCCGGGGTTCGTTCACCACCAAACCAATGTACCTAAACGCATCCGCACCATGCGAATAAATGTCGTGCAGGGGCGATTTAGAGAACTGCTTGGTATCTGGATCTACATCATACCGATAGTGTCTCAAGCATTGTAGCCCCTGATAGCAGTTTTCCTTATCAAAAAAGCACTTGGAAAACATAGTCCGAGCCGCGTTGATCGAGTCAGCCACCGGAACTCTCGGGATCACCTGAACCTTGTAGTTGGCCTGCCTGACGATGTCCGCAATCGACCGGCCAGCCGCAGCTAGGGTCGTGTTCTCGGCGTCATGGGGTAGCCAAATGGTGTCGTACACATAACCCAAGGACTGCATCTGGGCTAGGTAGTAGCTCATGGTCTTTTGGTTGTCCTCGATGTAGCGGATCAACCGGATCTCAAACCCTACAAACTGCACGAACCATATCGCGGTGTTATCTGCCCAGCCTAAGTCAAAGACCGCATGGACAGGTTTTACGGCGTCATACGGGACTTTGGTGATCCGTCCGTCCATCTCGGCCATCGTCAGCTCTTGGGCAAAGACCGCCCCGTCTACCGTCCTGCGGCATAAGCCTTCCCAGACGTTTAGGTAGGCATCGTGATCCCTGACCTCAAGGTTCTCTTTCTCTTCCCGCAGGGTCTGGGGGAACCACGGGTTATCCCGCCATGTAATCTTCTGGACGGTCGCGTTCTCCGGCGGGCTGATCACGAACCGCTGGTAGGTGTCATCGGTCTCAAGCTCGGGATTAAAGGTCACCCATATCTCGGAGTTATCCTTACGGATCGTTGGGATCAAGACGTTCCAGCTTGTCTTGGATATGGTCTGAGCCTCTTCGCACCAGCAGATGTCCACGCCCTCAAAGGACTTAATGGACATGATGTTGTTCTTCAGCCCCACAAAGGAAAACTCTGTCCCGTTGCGGCCCCGGATCGCGGTGTTGGTTATCTCGTAGAACTCCGCTAGACCTAGCTGCTCGATCTGGTCTGCTAGGAGCTTATGGACTGAGTCCTTAATCGATACCTGAAACTCCCGGGCGCAGAGGATTCTTAAGGGGTCTTTGGCCCCCTTGATCAGTAAAGCTCTGGCCACCCCCCAAGACTTCGCCCCGCCTCGACCACCATAAAGAACCTTATACCGCTTGGGCTCGAATAGACACGCAAGTTTTACTGGGAACTCAGCCTTCGCTACCGCCTGAGCTAGTAGCTCCTTATCCTCAACCATTGAGCTTTGGCGGGGGTTCCTGCACCAGCTCCATGCAGTTCATGTTCCGGCAGTTAGGGCATCCGTACTGGACTATCGGGCTATTAAAGACGTTGTCATCCACCAGCATCTGTTTAGCTGTGCTTTCCTTGCCGCAGACCTGACACTTCCATAGGTTAGACATCGATGACCTCCGGCTTAACGAACGTGACCTGTATCGCATTCAGAATCGGAGACCCATCGGCGTTTTCCATCTGGTTGATCTGGATGGCTTTGCCGTCTAAGCGGTCTATCACTTCCTTCACCGCCCAAGGCTCTCCAGCCTCAGCCTGCGCCAAGAGCTGCTCTACTATCCGAGGCAGTCTTGTAGGGTTCTGGACTAGAGCTTTCCGCAGGGCGTCATAGAACATCTTGCCCTTTGCTCCATTGGTATTTCCTATCGGTGCGCCCATATCGATTAGCTCAATCTATAACTTCCTTGTGTAGCGTGGAATTGTGAACTGTTTGTCTTGAGTCTGCAACCTTTTCGTAGTAACCTGTTTACCTATTCTTTCGGAGGCTTACCATGTCAAAAAAGATAATTGCATACTGCGGCTTTAATCCTGATTCTCGTTCTGGCTACGTTAAATGGGATCGAGACTACCTTGGTCTGACTGACGCACAGAAGCTGGAGTTCGTTATCGATACCATCAATGAGCTTATGCGCGAGCATCAGTTCCTAGTCCGCGTGGTCAGTAACCTAAAAACCTCATCAGCGGGTCAAGGGCTTGCTCAGTAAACTTTTCCCCGTGGTGAGACAGGAGCATGGATCGAGCTATGCCGTGTTCCGTCTTGCCAGCTTCTCTCATTCCCTTAAACATCCCTGAGAACAATAGATCCGCAGGCACTCCCGTAACTTCGCCCTTGGCGTTGATTAGACCGCCCACATATTGACCCGGGATGCCCGCAGAATAGGATCGGTGGGTAAAGTCCGGGGTGACAATACTTGACCCGGGAATAGCCTTAAAAATAGTTTGGCCACCAAAGCCCTGCTTTAGCCCCGGCTCTGACATGGCCTTGGCCGTATCCTCCCACCGAGGAAAGCCCATATTCCTGAATTTAGCGTCTGACATCTTGTCCGCAATCGCAGTTCGCAAGGCCCCGGGAGCGTACTCATCCGTTCCCTTGGTAATCAGCTCTTCGATGTTCGGGCTGTCGATCCCCGGAAAGTTCTTGAACGGATAGCGCCGCTCTCCTGTGTTCGGGTCTTTTGTCCACACCTCGCGGACAGCTTGGTTAAATTGCTTATAGGCGTCTTTACTGGGCTGAATCGCAGGCAATTGGGCCAAGAGGGGGTCGGTCATATGGTGGCTAAAGTTGATTGACTCCGGCCCCATGCCCACAAAAATCCCAAGTACGTCCTCGTCAGGGTAGGCGTTTAAGTTCGCAACCTTGCTGGATGCCGCAGACGGCTCCGAGGCCCATGCCACCTTTTGCTCGACATTGGGCTTAATTAAAGAATAGCGCCGACCACCTTGCTGAAATACATCTTTACTTAGCGGGACGCCAGCTACTTGGCTCACCGTACCGCCCGCAGCCGATAGGTCGCCCATTACCGGGACTAGACGCTTATCCACTAGAGCTTCTGGCCGCAGGCCAATTTCGTTAATAAACACCATTCCCTCAGTCGGTCGAATGATGTCGCCACCCGCAGCTCGCATTTCCTCGCGCCGCCTGACGGCTGGAACTTTAAGTTCTTTCTCAAATCGAGTAATAGCCGACTTTTCCGCAGGCGTAAGGTTCGGCTTATCCCCGTATAAAAGTTCGCGGATGGTTTTCCCGCCTACCCGGGCGCCCATCCCAAACGACCCCAACGGCGTCCCGCCGCTTGTGGCCAACCCGCCGCCGAATATATTCAGGGCTGTGTTTAGCGCCTCTTCCTCGTCCAACGCCTCACCCCGCGCAGCTCGGCCCGGAGCCTTTACAGCTCGGATAAAGTCGTACAGAACCTTCGGGGCTATGACGTCCGGCATATACCGGCTCTCCATGCCTGTACCCTTGAGCATTACAGAGCCCTTTAGCTCTGAGCCCGGGTCAGATGGCAGAGAACCCCGCAGGCGGGGCAGTAGGGTTAGCCGCTCTACGTTTGGATCTAAATTAAAAAGATCCGCAAGAGTCGGCATTATTTCTTGCCTTTGCTACCCTTTTTAGCAGCTTCGCGCTTAACTGCGTATGCAATCGCAACGGCCTGCTTCTGAGGTTTGCCAGACTTCATTTCGGTCTTGATGTTGGACTTAAAAGCCTTCTCGGACGTAGATTTCTTGAGCATTTTTACCTCTTCTTTGCGGTTTTGGCTGACTCTTTGAACGCCTTTGCGGTCGGCGCTCCCTTTGACCCGGGGGCTCGCATCTTTTCCGGGGTCTTGCCTGCCGCCTTCTGGCGCTCGATCCGTTCCCGTTTCGCGTGGATGTTCGCATACAGACCGGGTTTCGTAGCCATCATTCGTTCCCTTCATTGAGTTTGACGGTGTCGGCTTTGATTCTTGCGAGCCACCATTGGCAGTCAGCAATCGCGCCATCCAGAGCTTGAATGTTTGCCACGGCGATTGCACGTTGTTGATTAAGTTCCGCAATTCTTGCTTGTATAGCTTGCTCATCCATCAGCAGTTCCAGTTTTTAAGGCTCGCAGCCTTCCTAGTCGGGCGCCCTTTTTCGTCCTTCATCGGCCCGGGCATCCCGCTCATCCTCGCGCAAAAACTTTTTTTGCGAGCTGCGTCAGCTTTTGTTTTAGGGTTTGGAGCTGGAGCTTTAAGGTTTGAATTATTTTTTGCATTGTATTCGGCCCTTCCTTTTGCGGTCATTCCCGCACCCTGCTCGGTAGGTTTGTAGTTCCTTCCCTTACCGACAGTCGTCTTGGGAATGGGTTTATTGGTAGTTTTTGCCATTTTCGTCCACCCAGCAAACGTCCTTCCAGCTCATTATCAGGTAATTCTCGCCGTTTTCCTCATATTGCTGGAACGTCAGATACTCGCCTGTCGTCCCGTAGCGGATCTTGTCACCGACCTTCGCAGGGTTAGGAACCAGCCGACCTTTCTTGTCGTACTCTCCCGGCCCTACCGCAACCACCTCGCCCATGTTCGGGTTTTCCCGCATGATTACTTCTAGCACCGCACTCTTTTGGCGCTCAAAAGGTTTTACAACGATCCGGTCACGCAACGGCTTTATCACTCGGTGGTCTCCCTCTTTTTTTAGGTTCTATGTCCACGACTGCTTCCTGCTTCTTTTGATACTCCCCGCACCACATACCGGCCTGCTTCATCACATATTCGGGGTATCGCTGGCACATACCAAACTTGCCTGACGCCTGAAAAAACTTACAGGTCTCACAATTCACTTTAGATTCTCTAGCTTGTAAATCGTGGCGTTGATCAGATCCATGATGGTATCGACTAGGTTCTGGATCTCTGAGTCCTTTGGTAAGTCAGTCCGGGTCTCTTCGACATACTCCTGCATGGCCTTCATGTATTTCAGGGGGTCTTTTTCTATCTCAAACTCGGGCTCAAAGTTCCCCACCATGCCGTTTTTGCCCATGTAGGTCTCGACCAAGTCATCCACCAGCCCGGGCATGGCCTCGTAATACTTCTGCAAAGCCTTGTGCTGGGCATAACTCTTGGTCTGCCAATGCTGAATATGAGCGCAGGTCGCTGAATGTAACAACGTCTGCGCGAATGCTTCCATGTCACCCATGATGTAATTCTGCCTCTGGTTGTTGATTCAGGCAATAGACGTTGACCATCCGTGGGCCTGTTTTTGCGGTGGTGTTCTTACCCTTGGCGCACTCGATTTTCCCCGCAGCTACCAGCTTAAATAAAACTGCTTTCACCGAGTGATTTTTCGCATGGACTTTAACTGCGATTTCCCTGCGCGTTAGGTTAGGAAATCTTTTTAATACCCTCAGAATATCCCTTGAGAGATAGGGTCGGCGTGTAAGCGGTTTGCGTTCCATCGCCTTATTATAAACGGTTTCTTGTGGGGGCGGGTGTACCACAACCTGAATCTCACTTGCATTCATTTCGTGCCGCCCCCAACCCTATTCTATCGCCCGCAACCGCAGAGCATCTTGCCGCTCGCAGTCTGCTGACATCCATACGGTGCATACGGTGGGCAAGCTGCAAAAGCTACGTTAGCGAAAATAAATAGACCTGCTGCAATTACCTTTTTCATGGTTTTTCTCCTAAAAGTTTGACCTTCACCATACCGCCTAACTGACTACTCACCTTATATGAGCAATCAATCCTTTTATCGTTGATCTTCCAAGCGTCCGCAAGACCATCCTGCCCAGCTTTGAAAGCACCAACCATGTTGTCCTTATCCCTCGGTCGCCTGTCTGGTGGGTAGAACTCCACCTCCAAATAGATTTTTCCTTCCTCGGGGAGCTGCCACTTGGCCTGCAACGCCAAAATCTTGACCGCAAACCTGTATTTTTTGACCGCAGCGGCCCTCGGAGCCCAATGCCCGGAGTAGTTCAGGCTGAGTTCTTTTGGTGGCCACGGGAGCGTCAGCCTATCGTAAGAGCTTTTCGATGGTGTCATTCAGTACCGTCATTTCCGTCTTTTTCATTACGTTCCATATCCTTTTTTGGCCGTGGATACCGTTAAACGATCCCTGATGGCAGTCCTTACACAGAGGGATACAGGTAAATTGAAGCCCCTGCTCGATGTGGTGGGCGTCTGACGGGCCGGCAGCTCCGCAGACCCCGCACTCCAACGACTTAACGGCGGCGAGGTGCCTTCTCTGGGAAGCTGTCAGTTTGTTGTTCATTCTTGATGCGGGATTTTCTAATACAGAACTCGGTGCAGCCGCAGTTTGGTTCCCTTTTGTAGTCCGGTAAAAACCCCAGATCCTTATCAATCTGCTGGGCAGTCCACTTCCTGATGAGCTTACAGTCCTCCACCATGACCATTCGGTCTCGACACCCTGAACACTTGAGTTCAAAGATTGGGGAGTTTTGCTCGCAGTAAACACAAGTCATAAAACCAAGGCTTGTTGCGCTACCCGATTATCTTGCAACGGTTTGTAATCGGTATTTAATTCGCACCCAAGGTATTGCCTACCTAAATTCTGGGCGACTTGCGCCGTAGTTCCTGAACCCATAAATGGATCTAAAACTAACCCGCCAACAGGCGCACCGGCCAAAATGCAGGGTTCTATCAGGTCTGATGGGAAAACCGCAAAATGCGCCCCTTCGTATGGTTTAGTGGTAACAGTCCAAACCGACCTTTTGTTTTTCATTCCGTCATATTCTTTATATTCTGGCGGTCTAGCGTTTACCCCTTTTTGCCCCTGTCTTTCGGCGCTTCCCTTCGCGGCTAAAGTTCCCGCTGGAATAACCCCTTCTTCCCGTATCGCCTCATAGTCGAAATAATACTTTTGCGACTTGCTTAATAGAAAAATGTATTCATGGGCTTTAGTGCAACGGTCTTGGACTGACTCAGGCATAGGGTTTGGTTTGTGCCAAATAATGTCCTGCCGCAGATACCAGCCATCTGCTCTTAGGGCAAAGGCAAGCATCCAAGGTATGCCGATTAAATCTTTCGGTTTTAGTCCTATATCTTGCGCCATTCTTGTGTTGTGCATTGAACCCGGAGTTTTTTCCCGCCCATCCCAATGTCTAGGCTGATCACTTTCTCGCCCGCCTTGTCTTGCATAACTATCCCCAATGTTTAGCCAGACAGTCCCATCATCAGCAAGAACATCCCTAACGCACCTAAATACCTCAACCATAGCGGTTATGTATTCTTCAGGTGTTTCTTCTAACCCTATCTGCTTGTCACGGCCATAGTCCCGCAAACCGTAATAAGGTGGGCTAGTCACGCAAGTCTGGGCTTTTACGCCTTCTGATGCCCAACGGCGCATAATGTCTCGGCAATCACCAAATTCGATGATGTTCATGCCGCTTTTAGACCCTCTTTCGCGGCCTTGATCACCGCAGCTCTGAATTCTTGCGGCCCAGAGAAATTAAACTCAAATATCCCCAGCTCCGCACCCTTGGCCTGTATCCCGGGCCAGCTCTCATGCCACGGCTTTGAGTTGACTATTTCAGGCATATCGACCTCGTGCTCGTCCATCCAGCCCCCGTCATTGAGCCATGTGCTCGGATAGGGAATAAATTGGCCACCGGCCTTCATCCATTGATCAGACTTCCGCGCCCGGGTTATCGCGGCTAAAAGCTCTTGGATCGGCGGCCTGATCCTTGCCAGCTTCTCCCATGTTCGGAGCGCCTGAAGTTTGCTCTTTTTCTTTGGGTAGGCTTTCCAAAATAAGTCGAAATCGGTCATTGTTTCCTCTGAAAGTCCTCTATTGCATACACTCTACGGGTGTTTGAATCAAGATACAAAACGTGAACCATACCATCAACAATCGTCCAGCAGGCTTTCTGGTACGGGGTCGATGGGCTCCATGTGTAACCTTCCCTTAGTCCGTCTATCGTCTGGCTGTTAACCACGCAGGGTCTTGAGGTCAAGGTAATTTCTCCACCACCTTTGTTGGGCATGACGAAAATCTGAGCAAAAGCCGGGGTTGCAACCAAAAGTAGGACTAGAAACCTAATCATCTTCCCTCTCCCGTATAGCTTTAGCTGCCTCAGAGCTTGAGTACCCGGCAATTTTGGCGCACTCAGCTCTCTCGTACGCGACAGCCTTTTTTATTGCGCCCACCAT